TTTTCTTCTTTTCAACTAGCTCATCTACTTTTTCCTGGATTACGTCCTGGAGGGAGTCAAAATCTAGACTTTCTTTTTTGCTGTTGCCCCAGTTCTTAGCCCCGACCTTACGGCACTTCACGAGAGCGCCAGAAGCATAAGCAGAAGGCCATACCTTATAACGTGACTTTACCTTGTGGTAGCACGCATCACGCTTTGCTTTTCTCTTTTTGCGGCGGGACTTCTTCTCGGACTTCCGCTTTGCCGAAGCCTTCTTTTTAGATTTGCTTTTCTTTTTCTCGTCGAGAATAGCTTCCTTTAAAGCCTCCCGAACTTGAGAAAGAGTGATTTTCATTCCGAGCCCTCATACCATTAACGCAATCTTGAATAAATAGGCATCAGAATCAATAAAAGGTGCAGCTTCTTTTCGCTGCTGAAATACGTCCCTTGGCATCTCTCCAATATCTTTATATCCTGAGGTGTCCATTAGGCGCACTTCGATATCATAAGCTAGCAAGGCTTTGACAAGTCGCATGGCTTTTTTATGGGCATCAGCATCCAGCCCAAGCAGCACTGGAGTATCGTTCCTTACGATCTTCATAAAGAGTTTGCTGTCTTCCCGAAGTGTTGAGCCGAGCAGTGGAATACTGTTCTCACCAGCAACGATTGCGTCAAAGACGCCCTCAACTAGAGTAACCTCTCGTTCCCAGTCAATCAGCAGTTCATTGAAGATAATGTCTTTGTTGCCTGGTCCGTTCATATACGGAGGCCAGACATTGTGATCAAATGTACGGGAAGTAAAAAAGTTACAGTAACCTTCTTCATCAAATGATGGTAGGATGAGTCTATTCTTGTAGTCCCCGCTTCCGCAGTAGCCGATTTTCCAGTAGAGAATATCTTTATCTGTTACCCCACGTTTGCGGAGGTAGTTGAAGACCATCCGTGATGATGGCGGGTGAGATCGTCCAGTAAGCGTTTGAAACTCATTTGGAAGGTCGATTCGCTGCGGATTTTCGATTTCCTTAGCGAATAGGTTGTCTAGGTCGCCTAGCTCAATATCGGCGTCAAAATCTTTCCATCTATTGATGTGACTTATATCGCCCCAGCGCCTGACAAGACGTCGTAAGTTTTTTGTTCTCCAATCACAAACCCAGCACTTGGCTGCATTCTTTTCGAAGTTGACTGACAGCTTAGGCTTGTGGTGCCCGCAGCAGCGGGAAGGGTAGAGATATTCCTTCCCCTGCTTGTACGGACGACCTAAGACCTCGTCAAGGATCTTCTTCTTTTTGGCTGAATCTGGATCGTTGAACAATTAGTACCCTAGTTCTTGGAGTTGCCTAATCGTATTATCCACATCATCTGGATTATGTTTAATAGCGATGCCACCACCCGCTCGGAACTCGTTGACGTATTTGTCACGGTCATCAATCAGAAGTCCTTGAACTCCGTTGCGATTTCCGTAGGGTTCCTTGGTATCTGAAAGGTTGACTTTTTCTACTGGAAGTCCTAGCTCTCGCTCAACCCAGATTCGTTTGCCAACCTTTGAACCCTCTTCCATAGGTGCCGACAAGATCTCAACCCCTGGAATGTCTTTGATATAGTTCCAAAGCTTTTTACCACCACGTTCCCAGCCGAGGTTTGCCCACAACTCTACATCGTTCTCAACGAGACGATACATAAAGTCTCTCGTTCGATAGTTTCTTTTTAGGCTGCCCTCCATATCGGAGCGGGCAATGTGCCAGCGGTTGATCTCTACGTCCCAGCCGCCAATCTCTTTAGCCGTTGATCGGGCAAGTTTATGGTCTGGGTGGGCGAGGTCATCTCGCAGTTCTTGGAAGCGCTGGTTCATATACTTGAGGACACCTTCCTCAAAGTTGACGAGCACGCCATCCATATCGCAGTAAAGTTGGTATTTCATAGGAACACCTCCCTTCACCACTATAATAGCATATGTTAATGTTAGGTCAAGTGTTTTTACTTTTTCTTTTTGGAGATCTTTGTGTCTCCGCACATTTCGCCAGCCTCTTTCTTTGTTAGGCTTGGCTTTCCTTTGAACTTCTTACGAGACTTGCCAGCCTGAGCACACGCCCAGCGTCTTTGCTTTTCGCTGTAAACTTCGGACATTAGTTCCCGAACAGCTTCTCTGACTTGGCTCATTGTGACACGCATATAGTAAATAGTTTGTTAATCTACTAAAACGATCTTCTCCGTGAGGAACCCTTTGTTGTCTTTGTTCTTTAGGAGGAACTCACCTGCTCTTGCAATGACGATGGCATCTGCTCTGTCGTCAGTTCCTTTTTTATAGTTCCGTCCGCCACGAGCCATCTCATATGTGAAAGCAGTCTTCTCTTTTTCAATGACTGCCTCGATGACCATTTTCTTTCTTTGCGGTCCTTTAGTTCCCCTAGGGAAAGACAAGCCGTAAAGTGAGCGAGCATTGTTCACATTGATGTATGTTGGCTCTGATTCGAAACTCTCATAACAGATCCACGAAACAATGCCGTTGAACTTAGCTAGTTTCATAATAGTGTCGGCTCTGGATCTCCCAGGGATAAACTTCTTCAAAGCAGTTTCGATGAAGATGTTCTCTATTTTATATTCGTTCCTTATTTGCCAGAGTTCTGCGCCAATCATCTCTGCCTTGGCAAACAGTGTGTCAGCTTTAGAGATGTCCCAGTGTGTGCTGAGAACTAGATCACCATCATCAATAACTGCCACGCCGACAACGGCTGTGGAAATATCTAATCCTAAAATCATACTTTAGTCTATTACAGATCGAGCTTAAGTTTAAATGTATACTCGTCAATCTCTTTCTTCATAACAGGGTTGGCTAACTTAGCAACGCCGATGAGATTCTTATCATCATCAAAAATACCAATCTCTGTTATGAATGTCTGCTTTGAGAAGTCTTCCTCAAAGTCGCAATACTGGCTTTGGATTGTGTTCTTGATAATCAACTGTCTTGGTTCCACATATCCGCTACTACCTGTGATTGTTAGATCTCTCCAACTTCCGTTGGATGAACTGAGCCAGGTTGGATTCAATGAGTTGTTTAGCTCGCCTGGTTGGGCTGTAGCAAACATTGTCATTGTTGGTATTTTTTGTGTTCCCTTGAAAGTGATAGTTCCAACACTTGCAGTGGCAAAGCCACCGCTTCCTGTAGCCTCATAGGCTCCAAAGTAGGTCCACCTTGAGGTTACTTCTGTGCCAGTACCCTCGTAATCGTCGTAGTTGTTCGCAATAGTGACGGAAGAGGTTAGAAGAATAAACCCTTCGTTGTAAAGAACAACCCCAACAGTTGAACCGCTCGTGGCTCCCATAGTAGAGATTAGTTCTCCATTCTGTCGAAGATCTTTTGCTTCGTCCATCAAAGAGCCAGTATAGTAAAACTTAAGGCTTACTGAACCTTTCTCTATTCCTGAGTCGAAGAAGACTGATGGTATCTCAAACATATTGACAGCAGCTTCATCATACACATCGTCATACTTGTAGCTATTGCTGATATAGCGATAGTAGTTCATTGTATTCTTGAGTGATACAAGTTTCTTTCTGTTGGTGATGTAGGCATCTTTTGCTGCATCGGAGCCATTAGGAAACGGATTTGTTGTTGCTCCAAAGTACTGTCGATACATTGAAGCAGTCAAAGGATAAGATCCAGTTATGGTAGAACCATAATCAAGCGCTTCGTAAGCTTCTGTGGTTACGTTTGGAAACGACAGCCAATAGCCGTCCTTTGTTATAAAAGGATATATAAGTTCTTGTGTTGTACCATCACGGTCAACGTTTATTTCATATAAACTTATAGATCCCGTGGGAATGTTTGCTCCCATATGTCGATCATTGTTGACATATGCAGAGCCGCTGTACATTAGAAATTCATATTCAGGATGAGCAATCATCCTGTTAATGAAAATATCATCTCTGCCAAACTTGTGGAGGTATGACATGCAGCCTCCTTTTAGTAATCTAGTCTGACCCTAAGAGTGTACTCGTCAGCAGGAGTCTTCTTTAGAGGCTCGCTTAGCTTACCGACAGCAAGAAGCTCGTTATTAGCTCCATACAATCCAACTGTTGTAATGTAGGAAACTGGATCGTCTGTGCTTACATCTTTGACACGGATCTGGCTTGAGCTAAGATATGTTGGGTTACTGCTATAGTTGAACTCATTAGATCCAGCACGACAGAAGTAGATTGTTGAGTTAAGTTCTGTGGTGTTGTTGAAATCAATGTCATTGACACGGTGACGAATAGCATCAGCAGAAGCACTGATAGCACCAGACACCATTAGTTGAATGGCTGTCTGGCCTGCACTATCTAGTTCTGAATCTGATGCCTCTGTTGTTACTGCTGCATCAAAAACAGATGCGGTCAGTACAGCAATACCAGCTTGATAGAATACTAGACCAAGAGCCTTATCGGCTGTGGTTGGAGTACCAGTTGCACTTCCATATAGAATATTATATTCACCGACAGGTGAGTTCACAAGAGCGTTTGTTGCATTAGCGTCCTGTAGAGTTAGTCTTGCTGCTGTTGTCTGTGGAACAGTATATGTTGAATCCACATTGAGACTAAGAGTAAAGCCGCCAGCAGAGACTTTTTGTATTTCATCTTTTGTCAAAAGTCTTGCAAAGTTGACGAAGTATACTTGACCCATCTTGTTTGTTGGTGACAAGGCGAAGGAACCGCTGGCATCAAACTTGTTGATGTTACCGTCTGAGTCATAACCACAAAGCATCTGAGCCATTTCATTGTAGATATCTTGTTTTTGGTTCTGCTGAGTAACACCGTCAAGGCTTGCAGCAGCCATATTGGCTGCATCCATACCAAGTGTCAAATCCATAATATGGTTTGCAGATGAACTTAGATAAGGATAATCATAAACAGACTGGAACATACCGTGTGAGTAGTTCTTTACGTTTGTTGGCTCTGGTGGAGTACTAGTGTCGTTATATGTTCCAGATAGAATAGTACCAGTTAGAGGAATAGCCTCATGAAGTTTGGTCATGTTCTGTAGAACATTCTCACTCAATAGTGTTTTAAAACTTGTTGCCATTTTTTATTCCTTCTATTCTTTCTTCAAAAGTTGTAGAGGTATATCTGTTCTATACCCAGTAGTGAAGCCAGTGACTCTCATAACAGTGTCTAGGATACTAAAAGTACCTGTTAGACCTGAGACTGATTGACCTGTCTTTCCTAACTGGGAGAACAAGGTAGTGCTAACCTGTACATCTAGGGATGCTTTCAAGTTTACCTTCAGTCTTGGTCCTAGGCGACCTGTTGAGTCAGTTGGACCGATTACTTTTCCTGGGCTTCTTGCGTCAACACCAACGCCTACAATATCAGGCATAGAGAAATAATCTGGGTTTGAGTTCATTGAAAAGTAGTAACTAGCGACACTGTCGTCATCGATAAAGGTTGGTGTAGCCAATGTACCATCACCTGTGGATAGTTGCATTAGGCGATTGTCAACCTCAATGATGTACTGAGTTTCCATAAGGTTTCTTTGAGTGTCGGACAAAAGACCTAGTGAAAGATCTGATGTGTCGAGACCTTGGTCAAAGACTACTCTTGAAACTGCATCGGATGCTCCATCTTCTGCTGCTCGATATCCCTGGGATGAGAAGCCTGTTCCTGGAAGATCCTGGTTGATCTGTGTTGTTGTGGATGTATCTACAGAAACTCTGTAACCACCAGAGGAAAGAGTAGGTGCGCCAAAGTCACTCAAGTTATTCAACTTGATAACTGGCAAGTACAAAAGAGAGTTATCTGCATATGTCAATAGCTTGTTCTTTAGAACACTTGTATTGTTTGTAAAAGCTTCAAATATTGGAAGCTGTAGGATTCTAAGGTCTTCATAACCTGAAGATGTCAATGGAGTATAAAGAGAATAATCTATCTCATCATCCCCGAGGGCGAACTTGGTAATCTTGAAGCTTCCATCCCCAGCAGCAAGTCTCTTCCTGCCTGCGTCGGTTAGGACAGCATCTAAAATAATGTCGCCGCTATTGTCTAAAAATGCCATATCTTTTCCTCTTTACACTACTGTGGTAGTTCTTATTAAGTAGTATCCTTTTATCAAAATTGGTTTTTCTTATTCACAATCCAAAATATTTCCCTCTTCGGGAGTTATTGTTTTTTCTCTTACATTAATTTTCAAGTCAAACTTTCGACCAGTGTCACGGGATGTAAATCTAAAGACAAAGGTGCCGTCTGATACTGAGTTGCCCTGCTGGGATGCGAGATTCTTTATGCCTTTCAGAACATTGTTTGCATCTCTTTCCGTAAACGGGAAGGATTGAATTTCTGATGCAGCAAGTTGTATGAATCGTGCAAACTTCTTTGTGGGCATCTTATTAGATGTTGGCTTGAAGTTGAGTAGCTCGATCTCTGGAACATAAAGACCCTTCTCATAAACCAATCTTACACGATATATTGGAGATGGTAAAGATGGGTTACCATGAGCATCCTCAACAAAACAAGTGTAGTAGTAATATGTGTTGATCTGTAGGTCATCTAAGATGTCGTATGAGACTACAGTTTCCTCACCAGCATCAGGGTCTGTAGAAAGAGTTCTTACTTCTCCTGTCTCGCTAGTAAAGAAAGAAATATATAGATCATTATATTCTGGGACAGTTAGATCAAGATCTCTTGTTCGTAGTAGTCGAACTTTTCTTATCTCATCTGTTCCCTCGTTTTTGTATTCCAAGTATCCAGTTCTCAATCCGTAGTTTTCAAACTGCTTTTGGTAGTCGAAAAGAGACTGTATCTTCTCTTGGCTTCCAGGTATGTTGATTATTGGCAGGGCATAGTCACCTGTGTAGTCCCCTGTGTTTGGATGGACAACAACTTTTACCTGTCGGTAGTTATCAAGCAAAGGGAGAACCTGAAGATCTGGAGCAGCAGGAGGTCTGTCCATTACTCTTACTTGTGGGTAGCTGATCCCAAACTCAAGACCCGGCAAGTCTTGAATACTATAGAAAGACCCATAGATTGGAACTTCGATAACTTCTACAACAGGAGTCTCTATTGTTTCTATCTCATAAAGAACTCTTGATGGCGGAAGGGTGTCAGGTTTAGCTTGGTCTGATCCTTGTGCAAACTCTGCTGGCTCCTGCCCGAATACAACCATCTCGTACTGAGTACTGACTGATAATCTAAACTCACTGAGTTCGTACCTGTAGTTCTTGTCATACTTTACTTGAGTATCGACATATCTGATCTCTTTTGTTTCAAGGTTGTTTCCGAATATTATTTCTTGTACCTTTTGATCGTCAGAATCAAATTTGATCAATCGATATCCCAATGCTTCAGAATGGCTTTGGGTTTGCAAGCTGGACATTATGTCAGCGTAACTTGCTGCCTCTTCTTGAACGACTGACATCACGCCTATGGATGTTCGATTAAGATTAGTCTTCTGTTGGTCTGAAAGTGTGACACCTGTTAGTGGCTCTAAGCCGTTTTCAGTAACAGTAAGAGCTTGAACTGTTTCATCGCCGAGACCATAGTCAAGCGCTGCGTAAATATCAGAGATACGCAAAGATCGATTACCCATATCAAACAATGTAGCAATATACTCATCTTCGCTCTCGCCCGTTTGATCAGAAAATGCATTGCCAATAAACAGGTCTGTCTTGACATTGTATTGCTTACTTTGCCCATCATCTGTACTAAGGAAGTCAAGAACTGTTGTACTTGTATTGTAATCTTGAACGAGTTGACCCACTGGACCGAGATCGTCGGAAGCAAATGAAGTCTCAATGTGCATTGGGAAAAACTGTTTTTTCTCATTGAGCTTGTTTAGCATACCCAAGTCTGTTGCTGGGAAGATGGTTTTCTGGAGAAGTTGATTTATTTTTGACTTCTGCTCGCCTGTAAGATTACATTCCAACTCTTTCGAATAGACCTTAAGGTAATCTGATAGGCTTTGATCATTTAGAAGTCCTTGGTTTTGCTCTATGTTTCCATCTAAAGTCACTGAAGTAGCATACTTCATCTGCATTGTATTTGACAATGATGGGTCACCTTGCCAAGAGCCATCGACTCTTCTTCCTTCATCGTCCACATCAGCAGATGTATACAAATCATACAGGTAAAGATTTGGCTGAACAGTTTCGACAACGGTTGACCCGCTCACTGCCTGTTCATACCTCTCATTGAAGAGAGCGTACTCTGGGTCTACTTGTGAAGTTCCCTCATCGTTCCTAAGACCGTTATTTAGGGCTAAGAAAGGATAGATCTCCGCCCTTGTTACAAAAGGAGTGTCTTCTGATATCTGAAGGATTTCGTAAGTTGTTCTTTGCTCTTGTGGCACATTTGTCAATAGTGCTCTTAGTTCATCCATTCCAAGCTGTTGCCTGACTGCTTCAGAAACAGCCATCTTGTCCTGTAATGGCACCCGAGGATTGGTGTACAAATATTCTGCTGCGTATTCAAATACACTACCGAGTGTAGTATATTCTGGTCTAACGTTACGATCTCTGTCGAATATTCTCCTAACAAATGTATACAAAGGTCCCTGAGAATCAGACTGGGTCATGATCGTGCCCAAGAAAAAACCAGCATCAGGAACCATATTGAATTCCTCATCATATATTTGGATTTCGGCAAGGGATTGCTTAATAGCTTCTGCTCGTCCGAACAGAACTTTATCAATTGTGTTGATTCTTAGTTGCTGTAATACTTTTGGCAAACTAATAACTTGACCATCAGGACCCCTTGTAAGATACTCATTGTCTCTTATTGTTGCATCATCTTGTAAAGTAGATTTATGAGCAATAGCCCAATCATCCATCTGTTTTTGTGTTGGTAGTTTTGTGGCATTTACATTATTTTGTTCGTACCCGCCAAGTGACCAGTTGATTTTACTGCCACCTTCAATCTCTGATGCTAGCAAAGATGAGTCTTCAGTTACTGGCTTAATAAACCCAGCACTAGAATAGAATCTTCTTAGCGGATCATATTTCTGAGAAGTGTCTGGTAATGATATCTGTAGTTTTCTTTTATAAGTCATCTTATTCTTCCCCGAAGTATCCTGGTCCAACTAATCCAAAAACCTCTTCTCTTGTCTCTTCTTCTTTTGGAGGATTGGGCGCTGGAGTCTGGACAGGGTCACCAACCCCAAGAAGGAAGTATTGATTATATATTGGCAACTCTAACGCTTCTTTACGTTCAAAGTATTTTCTTAGTATCTCTAAGACTGGTTCTTTGTATTGGCTAAGGATATTAGAATAGTCCACTGGAGACATCATTCTAACTCGACACAGCAAACTCTTTTGAGCTTTTACTGCATCCTCAACAACTTCTGGCTGTAAGAGTTGCCAACTTGGCAACTTTGTTCTATCAACAATAGATTCATCTATCTGACCCAACTGAAAAACTTCAGAGTAAAAATCTTCATTGCCAGCGAGATTTCCAAAACTGTCCAGGTATTCGATTCTAGCAATTTGTTTATAGTTCATCCAAAATGTCAAGAACTTAGCATATATCTTCATTGGATCGTAAGTCTTGAAATAAGGAGGCTCATCAGGAGCGTTAGCAGAGAAGCTGATCAAATGCTCCTCTTCGCCAGTGTCCTGATCTGAAAGGAGTGGTCGGCAAGCATCAAAGGATATATTTCCATCACCAAAACGCAAGCCTTGGTTTGTTGTAGATATTATTATCGCACTCTTGACTTGGTTAGGCAAATCTGAAAGGAAAGTATTTTGCAAAACAGATAGCAAACTATCCCTTGTAATGCCTGTGATGTTTGTAAACTCTCTGAGAGAGTTGAACTCTTTATCTTCATAGTCAGTCATAAAGTCAAGTGTCTTATCTACAGTTAACTCACCCAAGATAGCAAATGGCAACTTGATTGGTCTATCTTCCTGCAAGTCTTTTACCAACTGCCTGTCCAGTGTTCCCTTTGATTTTTCAGGATCTGTTTGAGCAATAGAATCTTCAATACTGTCTATGAAACTTATTATGCTAGGGTTTGTATTATTTTGCCCGCCAATAAGAGTTGGAATAGCCAATGGTCCGTTTCTGAAGATTGAGATTGATGATCTTGTGAAGTTGTCCCCTACTGTTGGGGGAACTTCGCCAGTTGAAATCTTAGGCTCTCTATACTGTGGCTTGATATCAAAACTTATCTCAACACCGTGCTGTTCTTCAAGAGCTTTGATTACAGAGTTGTATAGTCCATTGTTCTCTGTTTGCCCTTCGTTTAACTCGATGACAGTTGGGTTGGTTTGACGATTCTCAGCAAAGTATTTAAGATTAGCTATATCGGAGAAAAGCTGTCCGTATCGATTTAGGTCATACCTGACTACTGGGTTTGCCTGTCCACCAGCATTTGTTTGTACAATCTGTTTTCTGTCTGGGGTTCGGATGACCCTAGCAGTCATATATCCATACGATGGGTTTCTGAAGCTGCCAACAGGTGTTGCTGCTGCTTCGGCATTCTGGGTTTGGAAGTATTTTTCAAACTCTAAGTTGATTCTTTCAATAAGCTGATCGACGGAAAGCCTAGACAAGCCATCTAAGTTCCCAAGATCCGACTCTCTTGTGAAGATGAAGTCAGACCCGAGCCCAAAGTTTTCCCCTTCGGATTTAGTGGTATCAAAATAGTGTTCACCCTGAACTAGTGGGACCTTCCTCTGGCAGAAACCTCTTCTTTGCAGATTAGATTGCTGACTAACATCCAATCCTCTACCCATAGGATCATTCGGAAATATCTCAGTTAACTTACGATAGATAAGCTGGATCCCTATATCCATTAGCTTTTCTATATCCTTGATAACCAAAGGATCAATGAGACCGTCGTTCTTTTGAAATTCTTGGCGATAGAAGTCTCTAATGTTTATTCTTCCCGCTTCAAACTCAAAAGGAACAAGATCATCTAGTATTTGTTGGTATTGTGATATAGCATCTAAAAGAGCAGTTTCATATATTTGAACCCTTCCATCGAGAGTGCCCTTTATATCTGCCAATGGTACATTTAGGGTGAGTGTTGTAGGGTTGTAAAGGTTTCTACCGTCATTCACTACGCCACCCTGGTAGCCTGCTGGTGTTGGAACAGAGTTGACAATATTATCAAACACTTCAGTCACTAGAGATTTTCTCTCTGTGAGGAACCTTACCATATTTCTCATAAAAATAGGAGCAGCATCATAGACAACATATTCTACACCGTAGATAATATCAGTATTCAAAACTTCATATTTATCTGGAATTTCTTTTGTTGGATCAGCTAAGGAATCTTTACCCTCAAAGAATATAGTTTTATTCTCTACACTCCTTGTGTTGTTGGGATTAAGATACACACCTTGAACTGGATTAGCTTCACCAATGGTCTTTTCTCTAAAGGTGTAGTTTGGTCCTAGTGGCTTTTTACCACCTTCAGTCCCAAGGTCATTGATTGGCATCCTTGCGTCCTTGTCCACCATCCTTCTGACAACATTCATCCTTAAGACTCTTGAGGGGTCGGAGTTTGGATTATCCATTAGTCCTTGTTTGTTTATCAGTTGGTTTGATATATTTGGACTACGATATAAGAAAGGGAAATAACTATTTGCAATCAAGCTTGATTCTAGATCAAAGGCAAACATAAATCTATTGTTTTCATCACTGTCCTTAGTAACCCACAAATCACTAAAGAAGTTGTCTCTTTTTACTACCTTGTTTATCTCTGGCTTATCATCCAAAATTGATCGAGACAATCTTCCATACACTCTATCAAACATACTGTTGACACGCTCAATGGTAACATTTTGAGGGTTCAAATCAATTCGCTGAAATAGAGAAGCCTCGGGTGCCTTAATGGTTGTAGTATCGAGATAATCTCCATTTGGTAGTTGCTTACCAATACCTCTGTAAGGATTTTCTGGAGCTATTCTAGGCCATACTGTTCTCTCGCCGATAACTGTTGCTGTACGAGAAAAGCTCATTCCAGTTACGAGAGATATTTGTGGTAAGTTGAACTCTTGACCTGGCTCTACAAATTTAGAGTCATATATGAACATATAAAAGGTAAGCTGCTCTAAATCTTCCTCAGGAAGCTCAAAAACAACTGGTTCTAAGTAAACTCTTTGCAAGTTTTGTGTACTAACACGAGACACAAGCCTTATGAACACCTCGCTCCAGTCAGTATTCTGATCAGCAAGCTGAGCCTCTGGATACCCAACAATAGTTGCAGGATCGGTACTTGTGACAGATCTTCTTATAATATCACCATTCTGATCTCTGACAGTTTCTAGAAGGGGAAGATCATAATATATTGTTCCGTCCAAAACATCCTCGGAGGAGAATCGATTTAAGAACTTTTGTGGTATTATTGACCTTTCGGTAGAATAAGGTGAGAAAGGTTGTGATTCGTTAAGAACAAAAGAGTCGGTCTCAAGATCTCGCCTCAGAAACTTAACATATTTATTTGCTGGGTTTTGTCTCCTAAATTGTAGTGAACTCTTTTCGTTTATAAGATATTCATTACTTCTTTGAGTAACATAATCAATAAGTTGAGATGATTGCTTGTTATATGAAGCAATGATTCTGATTCTTAGGTCTTCAAGATCTTTATCCATGTCTTCGACTTTGGATACCGCCTGAGTGAAAGAAGCGTTAACGATGCCAAGCTTTCTGCTTTCTTCTCCGCTTCGACTCACCTCCAAGGTGATTGATCCGAAATCTAAACTTTTTATTGACCTTAATAACATCTTTTATCCTACACTATTGGGAAATGCTCTCTCGTTGACTGAACAACTTTGCAGATATTCCCTGGATTTCTATCGATATTTCTCTTGTAAATCGATGAATTTGTTGGCATTTCAACACCAGGGACCTCTTGATCTAACAAAACCTCAAAATAATACTCAACATATGTATCATCCAGTACAGGGAAATTGTTTAGTATTTGCTGGTTAGATCCCTCTATAGTGTTAGACAATACTGTTGGGTCAATCTGGTCTCGGAGATTTTGAGCATTAGCGGATTGATCATTGATGAACCCTAATGCACGCATCTGTCCTTTTTCGTCGATTTTGAAAACTTCAACATCAAAGTTACCATTCACACTAAAGACTGTATTCAATTCTAACATATCAAGTATGATATTTTGATTTTCCTCAAGTGTATATGCAGTAGCATCTTCGTTTTGATGAAGCTGGTATGTCAAGTCCAGTGAAGCACTAGCAACTGGTAGGGTGTTATTTGCTCGATACTCTACTACATCGTTAAGTTTAGCATCACTATTGTTAGTTACTGTGATGTCCCAAGAAGGGGCGAAATCAGAGAAAGTACTATTCTTCCCCAAGAACCTGTTGTAAGTTGCACAATACTCTTCTTGTTGGTCAAAATAGTTTTTATAGTTTGCACTCGACAGAGAGATCATTGACTTTTGTGTTGTGCGGAATTTAGTTATTGGTCGAGACCTTGGAGTGCTCTCCTTGATTCTATCAACTATTTGATTTTGAGTTTCCGTCAATCCGCCACGATCGCCATCGTATAAGATGTTTGTATCGTAAAAAGCGTAGTAGGAAGGAGAGAACTTACCCTCAGATAGAAGCTGTCTCCCATACGGAGTTAGCTCGATTTGAATGACTTCCTGCTTTTGATCGAAGAACTTAACCATAATCTAAATATCACCCAACAAGGTTTTAGAAGCCTTCTCTGTTGTCAATACCTGGAAGTCCGCCAACACCTACGCCACCAGGCAATCGTTGCTGTACTTCTTCCTGGAGTCTGTCAGCAACAGCTTCTGCCTCTGCATTCTCTCTGTCCAACTCTGGACGGAAGCCAATCTTGGTGTTTATCTTCCCAAGTTCAATGAGCGAACAATAGTCATAAGGCCAGTTGTAAGTTGGGTCTTCCAAGCGATGCTTGTAGATGTATATGTTTTTAGAGAACTCATCACGATCTCTGAGGATCTGTGCTGTCTGCTCTTCTGACAAGCCCTGACCGATCAATACCTGTCGATAAGCATCGTAAGTAAATGCTGCATCGCCCTCAACCTCTTCTACGATCATCTGAGAGTAATCACCGATACCTCGCTCCTTGACTTTGAAGACAAGCCACTTGATGTCTGGGAAGAGACCAAGTTTATCAGGGAACTTAGCAACATCTAAAAGGTCATAGCGTGGGTGACCGCTTCTTTGGGATCCCAAGTTTAGTTGTTGTTTTAGGACCTCTGGGAATCTTGTTACTTCTTCCTCTACATTGTCACCTGGCATATAGTGATCTACTGCTGCTAGGCTTGTGGAGAACTTAGTTGATAGGTCTGGCATAATGCCCTGCCAGATGTCAGCAAGATCTTGTCTTGTAAGATTTACTTTATGTTCCATCAAATAGACGACTGGAGTTTCTGCCATTGATTCGCCAGCAAGAATGGAGTCATAATCATCGCCGCCAAATGGATTGATCAAGTCAGGTATGTTTGGATACCCACGAGGAACCATTCCCAACAACTTAGATGAAAGTGATGGTGGTAAGGAGAACTTAGTGAACTGCTTTCTGAACTGCTTGATCTTTGGACCGAGCTTGTCAGCAGGAGCCTGGAGTGTTATGAGCCTTGGCTTTTGCTCCTTGTCAATGTAGAACGGAAGCGCAAGGATTGCTTCGGACATAGACTTTTCATTGTCTTCCGCAAGCTCACCGATTCGCTTAGCCTTTGTTGGGTCGAAGCCGCTGCGGATAATCTCATCGGGATCAAAACCAACCAAGTCTGCCAAAGACCTAACGGTTCTGTTTGCGTCCTTGACAAACTTTGGAATCTTGCTTACATACTTGTATGCGACCTCTGTATCTGAAACAGGGGCTGATCCGATTGCCACATAGTCATATTCTTCTTGGTCACCGTTTGGAATATCTTTGATATAGAGATATGTTCCCTGGTTATTGTTTGGCATCACGCCGTACTGGTGCCACATACCCTGTGTTTCTTGGGTGTATTCACCTGGCGTTACTGAAGAGGAGAACTCATAAATATCTATTGGGTTATCTCTATTTGGGAAGTCCAGAGTTGGGCATTCCCATTTTGGCATAATCACCCACTTGTTTGGATCAAATGATTTATATGTTCCGCCACCATCGATTGGGAACTCGTTACCAATAGTGATGGAAGCGTCGATATCCATTCGGTTTTGCCAAGCACGGTTCCAGCCGTAGTCTGGACTTGCTGTTGTGGTTACATCGTTTCCATCCCTATCCACAAAGGAGCCAGATGTTACGTCGTAGTAGCTGCCGCTTTCATTAAGGAAGCTGACAAATACTTCACCACGGTCGTTGTTAATAATCTCATCGAGATTGTATTCAGTCTTATCACCGATTGGAATGAATGTGATTCGAGCTACTGAAGGACCGTAGTAGTGTGGTGGAGTAAATGGAGCAAACTCGCCACGGTGCTTAGGCCAGTCAGAACCTGATGGTAGCTGATCTGGTGTCAAGGAACTCCAAGCAACTGAACCTGTAGCTGTTGGAATGCCGAAAGCGTAAGGATTGCTGTAGAAGTTAAAGTCTTCAGTCTTGAGAAGACCAATCTCCATCATATATGCTGATCTATTCTCTACAGTAACAGTTCTTACAGGATCATCTGTTTCACCGCCAGCTTTTGGAGGGGAGCCAAACTGAGATACAAACTTGGTCAAGTAGCCATTTGATCCATATTTGTTTTCCTTCTTTTTGAGGAAGAACTTAGGAACGTTAGCCAAGAAGTTGGATACTGCTTTCTTATACAAAGAATCGTCCAAACTCTTGTTACTTATGGACCCGCTAGCATCCAAAGCCAGCAAACTGTTGATGTCAGATAGTACGGTTGGGTTTTCAAAACCAAGTTTCAAAGCTTCAGCAGGATCTAGAATGGCTTCAAATGGTAGTCTATCAGCCCAGAAGAACTTGTTTGCGTCGGTGGTTGCCCACTCAGCAGCCGTAACGTTTCTTCTTCCGCCTGTTGGGATACTGCCTTCAGAAGTTAGTGAAGTCAATGTACCGCTCAAACAACCTGTTAGAGGATCTGATGAACTTACTGGAACAACTTCGAACTGTGTGTCGTTTCTGCCAGATCTTCTGATTGGATAATCAACAGCGACACCAGACTTGATTGTGTTGTACATAATCCCTGGGGAGTAAAATGGTCTCAAGACTGAGCGCCAGGAAGCAGTGTTTGCAGAGTCGTCACCAGTTATGACAGCGTTTGGACCATAGGATGAACTAAACAAAGCTGCCAAGTCCAAAGTTCTATCTACTGGGTAGAAGCCATTGTATGGCAAAAGTTTGACGACAGCTTCTGAGTTGATCTCAAAGTGTCTTGGGTATTTGTTGAAGATGTAGTTTCTGTCACCTTCGTTTGTTGGCATAAAGTCTTCTAGGAACTCAATGTCGTCAGTTTGTGAGAATCTTTCATAGAAGAATGGATTTGTGCCATCGAAGTTGTTATTGTTTGCTCCCGTAATTTCAAGGGAAGCAGAAATAATAGAGAACAAAGATCCTTGCTGTTCATACTCAGCAATGTGCTCACTGACTCTAAACTCTGGAACGATTGTGTGGTCTTTAGCTGCAAGTCTGATATCTTTTGCAAACTCTTCGTATGTGTTGTAAAAAGGATACTGAGCAGTTGCTAGTGCTCCCTTGTTTGTTCCATCAACATAGCGACGCTCGATGCCAGCAGTCCAAGCTGGTCGTGTATATACAGAACCTGGAGAGCGAGGCTCAGGGCGCTCACCGCCAGGACGAGTGGTTGCATCTACGCCACCAGCAAAAGCGACCTGTGTTACGTCGCCACTTGCAATAGCAGTTCCAGTTATCGCTGTGCCATTGATAGCGGTACCAGCAACGTCAGCAACGATTGTCATAGTGTCACTGACAGCACCAGGATCTTGGGCAGTCACATCAATCTCAGAGTTAAACTTACACAAAGTTACTGAGTAGTATACTGCATTGATAACTTCGTTTGTTGTGGACACCCCAAGGACGCCAATCTTGTAGTTTGTAGCATCAACTCTCAAAAGAGCAGAGTCTGGAGCGAGTGTCTGATCAAACGTAAAGGTGACCGTAAAGACCCCTGTACTTATGACAATAGTTTGGGCGTCCAAAATACTTGGTGTGGTTTCTACGGCAGTCAAAGATGCCTGAGCAGCAACTGCTGGGACTGGTATGTCAGCGACGGTAGTAACTGGGACATTGTAAACATACTGAGCAGAGTTAACACTGGATGTCTGATATGATCCTGTGCCGTCTGTGTATGTCGAGTTTGTTATCCCGTCATTCACTGTTCCGTAATGTGTCATCATCAACTCGCCACAAGGCATTGTTGCTGCATCCGCCAACAAAACAGGAGCAGATGCTGTGAGAATAGTGGACAATGATTCTACAGAATCAGCGTACATATAAGAATCCATAGGCCAGATTGATGCTGGCCCTGGTCCTGTAGCTAGCTGGAAGGCTGGATCAAGATCATTGTACGGAGTCTGTTCGGAAGCCTGGACAACATAACCCTGAGAAGTTGTGAATGGAGCTTCAATCCTTGGAAGCTGTCGAACATAAGTTGACTGATTTAGTGGATTGAGAAGATCACTATAATCTGCAAAAGCGCTTACGTCATAACTTGATACACTGGAGTCGTTCTTCCAGAAATCATTTGCAAATGAAAGTCTTGCTCTAGAGCCTGACAGATATGTGTAGATCTCTTTTGGATAGATTGTCTCAGAGTATGAGAATACTTTTATTAAGTCTGTTCCGCTAATTGAGCGAGGTGCTTCTGGTACAAACTGTTCTCTCAAGATTTCATATGGTCTCTTGATTGTTCCGCAGGAGAACTTGGTCTTCCCTTGAATGAGTCTGTTTAGCTCTCTGTTAGCAAAGCCCATCAAGTCGTTGCCGTAGCTGTACTTAAGGCTGACGGTTGTCATCTCGTTGGATGTTTTAGATGGGGTTCCCAAAGGTGTTCTAATCTGGTGGACCAGTGGCTTGTATCTTGAAGTTACTGGTGGCTCTCTGAGAGACACTGAGTAATAGTAGTTTGATACGTTGCCCTTTCTGTCAGTAACCTGGCGGGCTCTGGTTGCGAATGTTCCACGGCTGCCATCAGCGAATGAACGCTCAGCAATACCTGTACCTGCTTGATTTCCCTCAACTATTTGAGGAAGCAGTTCGTATGTGTTGTTCTTGGTATAGAACTTGGCATATGGATTTTCAGAGTTGCTGATCTGCTTCCAAGGCACGAAGTCACGGTTGTTGCCCCACTTGAACTGGCTCTGTAGAGACAAGTTGGCTTCTGTAGCAGAATCAAATGTAGCCTCTGTGACAGGATCTTGGGAAGCAAAAGAAATGTTTTCAGGATATCTTGAACGCAAAGAGATATACTCATCATATACTGTAGAGTTATCAGCGCCAGACAAGTAGGATGTCCACTGTGCTCTGTCGGCAGCAGGAACAGGACGTGTAACGAGAGCATTGTCAAAAATACTGGCTGTCACAACTGTCAATGCTGGGAAGGTTTCGCCGATCCTCAACTGCTTCACGCCATTTCGCTGAACCTTGTGAACAGATGGAATAGTTGTGCTTCCGCTTTCATAACCACCAAAGTCACAATGGTTTTTCAAATCTTCGTTGTGAGGAAGACGAACAACAATGTTTCTGAATGGTAGCGCATTGTTTGGAGAGAACTGATCCGAGTTAACATCTCTGAACTGTTGTTTAGAATCTTCTTTGGACCCAGGAGCAGAGAACCTGTCCACAATGATAGTTTCGTTTATTCTTCTCGAAGCTACTTGTCTTGGAGCGGGGTAATCTGCGGAACCTGTTAGACCAGCACTACGACGAGCAGGTGTTGTTATGAAAGCACTTGGTGCAGTATGGTTGTAGTTTTCATTTGTGAAAACAAAGTCCATGTTTGTCTGGGACCTGTCATTACCCTGCACAACTTCATAATATTTTGAGTAGTTACCAACTTCTCTTACACCTTGATCATCCGTGTGACCAGAAGTTACGGTCTTGATGTTTTGGATGTTTACCGGCGATTTCGAAGCTAACCCTCTTAGGTATTGACCTTTAGGAGTATTTTCGACGGTAAGAGTTGTTATCGAACCAGTGCCCGAGGTGATTGATAAACTATATTCCTCGGCTCTATCTGTTGTTCTAAATGGTGCAATGTGCCTTGCTTGGATGCCACCTACCCAGCGTTCTGTGAAGGGACCCTGCATTGGCACACTGTGACGGTAAGGATGTACTGAGTCTTCGTGAATATTTGTAAGACTGATACCTGTAAGACCGTCGGCAATAAGTGAGGCATTGTAACCAGTTGTGACACTGGAACTCAACGCTGTGAATGGAGTCACAAGGTTGCCCTTGTAGTTTACGCCATCCTTTGTAGCACGGAAAGCAATCTTCCTCTTTTCGTTTGGTACGAACTCGTCACTGCAATCCTCTAGAGACTCGAATCTATCAAAAGTTAGATCCCTAAGTCTTCTCTTTTTACTGAGGTCTTGATTGATGCCCCCATAATATGGAGGAAGGATCTTGGCTGACAAACATACGACAGAGTTAAAGTTATGATCTGTGTTTGCTGGGTCGTTGCTTCCAACATCTCTCGAAAGAGCATTCAAGACAGCGTTTCTTGTTACTAGGACTCCGCCTGTTGCTTCAAGAGGTGAGACGTTTCTCTCTGCACGGGTTCTCCACCAAGTACAGTTTTCATCTTCACGTCCTGAAACAGGGTGGTGATTCTTGCCCCAACCAACAGCATCCAAACAGACGCTGCCTCTGGTTGCACCTAGGATCCCGCCGCCACCGCCTGGGTGTCTGTCTCTGAGTATAGAGACCTTGTGTCTGATCTTTGGTCGCTCAAGTACGTGATTTTCCACAACTTTGCGGACATCACTAGCGTGGCGAGCAGATTCTGGGAAGAACTCCTCAATAACCTGGTTCATTGAAGTGTCTAGCCACTTATAGTAGTCAACGTACTTCTCTAGGTCAGGGATATCATTCTTTACTTTTCTAAAGAATATTTCTCTTACTTTTTCCATTCGCTTGTAGTCTAAGCGATATTTATTTACTGGCTCACCGATTAAGTTATTGAAGTCTTCAATACTAGCAAACAGTTCTAGCATCCTGTTGGAGATGCTTCGATACATACTTCTTTCTACAGCAAAGTAGAAAGTCTCTGGTCGTGTGTAGATTCCGAAGGTGTTTTCATCAGCACTAAGAGCCTTGACCATCTCTTCGCCGCCAACATACTCAGGAACCTGAAGTTTGTCAACATAAACGTAAGCTTTTCTTACAGGAGTGAAGTTAGCGCTGAAGAAGTCACCACGACCTGTGTGTTGTCGTAAGTTAAAGTTACTGAATGTGCTCCCTTGGTATTCGGCAGGATAATCACCAGCGGCTGAACCTGAGGAGAAGTCAGAGACTGTAAATCTACCAGAAGCGTCACTGCCTGTGATGTTTGCAAAATCCCAGTTGAGAGCTAGTGTTTGAATCTCTGGGATATAAACTCCAGGATTGTTTGCTTGGAATGAGTACGCATTTTGAGATGGTCGGAGGCGACCGTAAGTATCTGTTTCCTTAGCTTGTAGATCTAAAGTACCTGTTGGAAGGTAGTCAGACCAGAATCGGATACTTGATGCTCGAACATCAGTATTGTTGACTACGCTGCCAGTGAAGTTTGTTCTGTGAGCACCAGCGTAGATTCTCTTGTTTGATTTTACAATCGCAGAACCGTCGTTATAAGAAACAGGTGCGGAAGCCAAAAAGCTGTTTCGCTTTATCCCAGTATCATAGTTGACGCCGTATAGTTCTAGTGTATATCCGTCTGATGCTACAGAAGCGCCATTGATGCCGTCATTGAATGGGTACTTCTTGGGACGTAAAGAAAGTGTCAAGTTCCACTTTTGATTATCGTATACATCGTTGAATATGGAACTTGTTAGAAGTGTTGTGCCAGCACGATCCTGTACGAGGAAGTAGCCATCACGGACAAGATAATCAGGCTGATAGACTTTTGCATACTCGCCTGGAGATCTTACAAGGAAAACCTGAAGACCATGGTCATTGCCAGCAGTTTCCCAAGTTAAGTCAGTTGATGTCTGATCTGTGTCTGCTGGTGTGTGGAAACCCATAATAGAAGATGTCAAAACTCTTGGCATATCGTATGGCAAAAGTTGAGGATTGTCTTTATCAGGGAATACTACTTCACCCTGCAATGAGAAAGCAAACTCTTCAATATCAGAGGAACCAGTTATGAAGCCTCTTGAGTTAGCGTTCCCAGACTCTGGATACTGATAAACAGTTGCTTCGTCGTCAGCTTGTTGTAGCAGACCTGTGAAGTCAGCAAACTTCTTAGTACTTGTTGTGGAAAGATAGTTGCTCTTGATCTCAAAGTCTGAGTTGTCTGGATATGTGTTTAGGGCTATAATCTCTTCACTTACACCTAGACACCTAATGAAGTTTCTTATTGATTTTTCTGTGCCCTTGGATTTGAGAATAAAGGCAAGGTTGTTGTAGATGTTCTTATAGATCGAATTCTTGACTTCAACAAGCCTGTTGTCAAAGTTTATCTGCTCGTCTCTTTGTAAGAACTGCTGCAATGTTCCAGCGTTCTGGAAGAACTCTGGCATCTCAAGACCCATAGACTCGACAAGTCTGTCATTATATGGGTACTCGTTTATTGAAGAGTCTAAGCTGCCGCTAATGTATTTTACGTGCTTTAGACTCTTAAGCGCTGTGAGTTGATTGTATAGAGTGTCAAAATAGCTTGAAATGATTTGTGTTACATTTACAAGCTCATTAGCACCCTGCTCTTCAGTTTCAATAATCCAATTAGGGAAATGGTTTAGCAATCTTGCATTGTTATTATAATCGTAGTTGCTACCAGATAAAATGTACCTAGAGCGGGTACTTGAATAGATTGAGTTATCAGTTCTGACGATTGGGTCGCCAACTTCGACTACGGACTCTAGATTGAGTGAGTTGATCGCTGATCCTGTATTTCTACTTCTGGCTGTATCATAACCAACAAACAAGCCGTTAGATAGACGACCTGAGTAATCCAAGCACACCTGATCAATACTAGCAGTCTGTGTGATGCCTTCATTGAACTTAAGATATACACCTAGAGAAACATTAGCATCATATGAGTCAGTTCCACCGCCAACATTATCAAACCAGTACCTACCGATCTGCTCGTCGTTTCGATTTGCCTTCCAAAACCTGAACTCGTCAACGGAGCCAGAAAGCTTACCGTAGCCCTGAGCCGCACCTGGAAGCCCTGAAACATCAGTTCTTAGAGCACCGATGTTACCGATCATTGAGCCAGTTACAAGACCTATGTCACCGACTGCGCCGCCAATACCTGTTTCTACACAAGTTCCGTTGACAAAGAAGTCGATTGATGGAGAGGACCCAGAAGTATTAAAGACAAAAGAGAAGTTTCTGAATGTTCCGTCAGAAATAGTCTGACCACCAGCAGATGGCACCTGAACGTTTGTGAAGCCATTTGATCCTGACTTCATAGTCACATAGAAGCGGTCCTCAGAACCTGATACAAGTTCTATCCTTAGACGACCATAATCTGCTGCTGTTGTAGCAGACCCGTTCCACAGATCAAAAACTACTTGTCTCTCAGACTCAGTAGAGGAGTCAATCAAGTCATTCTTTTTAAGGAAGAACTCTACTGTGTTCCCGAAAGCGCCACCAAACTCTAGGTTTGAAGTTCTATTTTTTGCTTCGTTATAAACGGAACCAGGGTGTGGTCCGCCTTTGATCTGGATATACTCTGCTGAAGCGGAATAATAACCTGAAGGGTTGGATGCTATTGTACCGTAGTTTGAACCAAGGGTCACAAAACCTGTAGAAGTTGGATAGATGTCTTCCAGAACGTACTTTTCTAGTGGACTGATCTTGTTGTAAAACTCTACTCTTTCAAGGTTTGATCCGTCATAGGGATAATAGTTTGCAATATAATCAAATGCGTTCTTGTAATATTCTTCCGCTGATCCAAACTTTACAAAGTTCTCAGGGTTCGAATAATCTACAGGTGGAAGAAAATAATCACGCTTCTCTACTGCTTGTTGAAGATGTTCTGCGGACTCTATTCCATCACCAAGAGCCTCTGGAGAACCAAGCTTTAAGAATTTTCCAACAGTAACGATTTGTTTGTTATTGTCAAATAGTTTTTTTACGCTCATTTATCTTCTTCTTTTATCTTGAACTTGAACACCTCAGGTTGTTCTTTGTACTTACCCTGTAAATAGTATGCAAATGTAATTCCATATGCATACCCTGGTTCTAAACAGGAAGTATCAAGTTCAAAATAACTACCGCTCACATCATAAGACAATCTACTAAAGTTATTATTAGCACTTCCAGTGCCGTATGGGATAACTTCTAGGTTGTCAACAACACGATGTATTCGGAAGTAAGAATCTTCTACAATGCTTGGCATTGTTTCAGCAGTAGCAACTGTATAAATGTTGGGCTGCCAGTTTTTCTTTCTAGCAAAAACTCTAATAGTTGGCTTCTGCCCTTGAGTATAAGAGTCTTCAAGATTTGTTACTGAGGTTATGTATTCTTCTGAATAGAGATTGTCAGAAGTATCTATTTGTCTTGGCTCGTAAGAACCTGTATAGAAGTTTATTCTTGCTGCCCCTGATCCTGTGTGCCAAACATCGAAGGTAGGATCAAATGAACTGGTTGAAGCAAATGAAGCTGTATAAATACCTGTTACAGCAACGCCATTCTCAACTAACCTTTTAGCCTTAACACTTGTTACTGATGTTCCGTTCTTGTCAACAACTGACAAAGCATTACCTGCTGGTGTTGTGCTTCCAGAATAAATCTCAACAGACAAGCTGTGATTGTCAAGACCTGGGATTTCTTTTAGTTGTCCCCTCACGACGTTGTAAAGGAACAAGGTGTTCAAGTTATCTTCTGAACTTGCGATGCTACTGCTAAGAGTAAAGTTGCCTCGGTTATCTCGTCTTGTAGAATCCCACCTTGCCTCAAGAGTTGGCCTATAGTGGAAGTATTCACTTGTTCTTGAGAAGAACCTCTTAGTATAAAATGAGTTAGAACTAGACACTGCTGTGTCTTGGAACTTAATCAAGAAGCCGTAGTTCTGATCTGTTCCGTCAACCCACCTTGTTACTGGATCTGTAACATCAAGTGATAAGTTCTCAAGCCCTGTGTCGAAGTAGAATGTTTTTTGTGTTGCTCCAGCAGCAAGGTAGTCGCCACCTGCCTTAGTCCAGTCATTTCCTGAACTTTTCTTGATCCAGTTGGAAACGCCAAGGTCTGTGTAGTTTTCCATATCTAAGCCACGACCTTCGGTCCAGGCTCCTGCTAGAGAGTAAACATCAAGTGTATAATCTAAAGGAGTACTGTCACCGTGTGGAGCATTATAAAGATTCAAATGAAACTTTATCTGACTTACATCAGATGGCAAGTCGCCAGATGCCATATCAGAAATGATATCTGAGACTGGGAACTGAATGAGGATCCTACTCTGTTCGGCAGCATTAGCGTTTGCTTCTGTTTCTCCTGCCGAAAGTTCATCATTTGTTTGTCCGTGAATGACAAAAGCTTCTAGAATATCAGAAGCACCCATATTAGACCCAGTGCCTCTTGTCAAGAGATTATCTTTAAAAGCGTTTGTGATAGTGTTATCTTTTGAAGCGTAGTATTTCTTTATGCCCATTTTAGATCACAGCCCCCGCAATATCAGTGTCTGGAAGCAATACTTCAACGGCAGCATCTTCGGGGACAATCAAAAATCTTCCGTCATCAGAAAGATTTGAATCGATATCAAACACGTAGTTGCTGTAAAGACCACCGAACTTGTTCACTAGTTCTACCTCAGTTGTGTCAACAACTCCAGGCACTTCGTTTAGTAGCTTGTATATCTCAGAGATATAAATAGCTTCACCAATATTGAACTTGATATTGATGTACTCGTCTTTTAGTTTTTGTACACAGGCTTCCAAAAGCTCGTATCTGTTGACATCTAACTCAGGTAGAACTTTGAAGCGTATTCCTATGTTTATTACTTTACCATTCAACACATCTATAGTATCGTTGATCATTCTGTATTTGTTTAGCCAAACAGCAGTATTTTCTTTCAAGGACTCATTTGGCTCTGTAAGATCACCATTTGAGTTTTCTGACAGAAGATAAACATTGAGGTTTCTCTTGAGTGAGTCTATATCTCTAACGACATTTGCTCGCTTGACTTTACCAAACTTAGATGGCATCCTATAGATGAGGTTGATGTAATCTACCCTGGTCACAGCACGATTCTGAGAAGCGAAGGTTCCGAAGGCACGCTCTCTAATTTCTTCTGCCGTTGGGATGGATGTGTCGCCAAGGATTGGATCTTCGTTTGTTACTTCTAGTGATCCAATAACGTTTACTACTTCCCCTTGGTCGAGTGTTGCCTGGTCCCTGAAGGATAAAACAGGTGAAATAACTTCACTCAAACCATTGACTGCCAAGTTGATTGTGTCTGATGTATTGGCAGTATACTCTATTGTTAGAGTTGTATTTGTTGGCACAACACCAAACTTGTCGGTGCTGATTAGATTGGTTGGGTCAAAAGTCTGATCAGAGATGTAGGTTCTTCCGCTGACATCTAGAACAACATCAGATGGATCTGCGACTACGTCAGTTGTAAGATTATCTTGAGAGCCGTATCCAAACTGAACAAAAGTCTCACCCTCTGTTGTGAACTCTGTAATGAATCTTCTTGGTACAGGTCGAAGCTTCATTATAAATGGCACAACCTGACGATCGTCTGAAGTGTTTTGGAACTCTTGCACAATAACATCTTGCGTCAAGTAGTCAACCTGATAATATTCATTTCCTTGGCTGTCTTTTATTGACAAGACTTCTGAAATATTGTCATCGTCGATCTTTATTCTTAAGAATCTTTGATAGTCTTCCACAGAAACTGTCTGTTCTCTTCTTTGCCCAGAGACTACCTGCCCAAATGCTTTGATAGCAAAGTAAGTTGGGTTACCAGTAGTATTATCAACACGAGCCACCGTGACCTGGTTGTTAGGATCTGTGAAGTCAACGTTCTCTGTAAGAGTGAAAACAGCGCCGGCATTAGATGATATAAGAGATCCTCGCTGGAGAATTGGAAAATAATCCAAATCTGGACCTCTTGAGTTAGCGTCAGCAGGAACAATGGCATAAAAGGCAGCCTGTCCTGTAGACTTTGCTGCGCCTGGTGTTTTGTACCCAAGAGTATTTGATAGACGATTTACACTATCATATGTTATAGCACTGTCAAGAAAACTTTCGTTAGCTTGGAAATCAGCATAAAATGATAGCTGATCCCCGACATATGCCACCATATCCAACATCATAGCACCGAAGGATGCCTCACTGAAATCTTTGAAAGTTGTTGGATAATATCTCTGAGCGTAGTTTTCTAAGTCATTCTTTATGGACTCGAAATCTCTACTGGTATAGTTTATTGGTCTTTTAGCCATTTATAGATCCTCGTCCATTAAATAGTCGTAGTTGATGTTATTACTAGTTCATCTTCTTCATCTAAGGGTAAGATATCATATTTTATTGTTACCCTTATTTCATTATAAGAAAGAGTTGGGTCTTCATCTGAGGTTTCAAAGTTTATGGTTTGAAGATTTACCATAGGCATATATGCCTGTGTCTGTTCGGTTATCCTCTGCACTAGTTGATCTAAAATATCCTCATCAACATTTTGAAATAGATAACCGTACAGACCGACCCCAAACTCTGGTATCATTATTCTTTCGCCTGGCATTGTAAGAACCATGTTCTTGAAGTTTTGCCTTATTGTTTCCCCGAGAGTCCTGTTTAGACGGTATGGACCATCTATAGGATCATAGGAGAGTGGCAGCTTTGGGGATATGCCTTGCCTTTTTGTCATCGTCGCCGTTCTCCTAGCATCATTTTTATCTCCATTTCTTCTTTCTCAAACTCTTCGTAATTATCCCCTGTGCGGGATCTTTCTACTTGTTCTATAAATCCTATTATAACACCATCAAGAGTGCTGAAGCCTGTTATACCAAAAATTTCCTGAAGACTGTCGGCACTATGAGTTCTACGGGCGACAATTGATTCATAACTATCAGTAGCTGCGATCTCAGGTATGATAGTTGTTTCTGGGACTATGTAGTTTTCAAAGAACTGCTGATATGAGTCTCGTAAAAAACCTACAGAATCTAGATTCAATGATATCCAAGATAATATTGAAGGAAAAGATTGCTCAATTGAAGGCAAGGATCCATCCAATACCCCTGAAATAAAATCTATTATTATTTGATTTGAATATGTACTTGTCGTTATAGGCGGAAGCTCTGCTCTAATTAAGTCAAGTTCTGAAAGAGCCGCTGCTTCTCCAACGGCATTATTATTTCTTATTGCAACAAGAAGCTGTCTATCCGCAGTATTATATCTATCAAGTATTCCTGAGATATCTGCTCTATATCTAGCATCCTCAGCCTCTCTATTTTCTAGATATAGTTGTAAATGATCATCAAATGTATCTTCGTCTCTTCCGAGAATCACACCGAGTTCTTGCAGTCGTTTCTTTGACTGACTTACTGAGAACAATATTTTATATACTCCGTTGCCGGTTACTACTCCAAAAGGAAACCCAACATAATCAGAAGAAAATTTACTTGTCTCATTTTCTGATATAGCTGATAATATTCCATCGTCAGCATTGGCTATTTCTACAAGGCTTCTGTAATGCCCATCGTTAAAGTTCCTTGTTATATTAACTATACTATCAGTGGCTATTAGATATTGAGCTATCAAAAAACCAATTGGGTAATAATAAGCACCATAATAATAGGCTTCGGGTGTTAGTTCACTATTATCATCGAACAATTCATCCCTTATGAAATCCCTTGCACTTGTTACAGCCACTTCTCCCGTAATTCCAAAAACTTCATAATTCTGTGCTTCAATCGCTCCGTTTAGATACAATAATAACTGAACATAAAAAGCCTTTACCAATTCCTTGTAACGATCGTGGGTCGTACTGTTAGAATACGGTGAAGTTTTTGTGGCTATATATACATTTTCTGATACATTTATTAGCATCGAAGAGTAAACTTGCTCTACTAAGCTTTGTATAAAATCTCTAGGACTATTTTCATTAAGTGGAGAAATATTATTATCAGGGTAATCTACATATACTCTATTGATAACATCTGCATATTCAAAAAATACATTAGATAAACCCTTTGATTCCAGGTCATCATATACTTTTCTAGCTAAATAATCAGTAACTAATTTCTTGGTACCAAAACTATTCCAGTGTGGATAAGAAGCTGCTAAAGAAACAGTGTTCATAAAGAATCTTTGCAGTCTTGCTTGAACTGATAATATCATTGAACTAGCGATGGATACTTCTTTGTTGGTAACACAGTTTTCATCGTTCGGCACATAAAGAGGTTTATTTGTGCCCCTAAGCCAAGTCTTCATTCTCGCCTTACCTTCATCATTATAAAACGAGAAGTTGATTGTCTGGTCAATAAATTTTGTATAGTTAGAAACTGAAATAGCAGGAATTTTTATATCTACTCCGCCGACTCCTAGGTTGGGGTTTACGCCAAACATAGACTGGTCAATAATATTACGGATATCTTCATTATTCCTCGAAGGCATTATTATCTGTCGCCTTGGACCTTGCACTATTGGTCCACCGAGATTCGATGATCCGATATTAGACAAAAGCCTATAATAATTAACACCCTCTGAATCAGGCTCAAAATCATTAGGCTCTGGCAGATAACTAGCTATGACCTCAAATTGACTTCCTCTTAGACCAGTTTTTACTCTTCGGGCGATCTGAACACCGGGTCGCTCAGCATCGATGTTTTCTATGGTCATAATGGTAAATGCATCTTCTGTTGGACCAAAACTAATCCATTGATCAGGTTCAGTATCCAAAAGGGACGCATCTATATAAGAATATAGTTGATCATATACATTATCCCATGCAAACTCGCCGCCTTCAGCAGGCAGGTCGCTGCGAAGAGTCGTCGCAAGCTTATCCCTGAGTATTTTCGGTGCTGTTCTTAGAGCATATGAAGATTCGGAATCCTTTTCTCTTGCCTCTAGATCATCCCAAGACCCCGCCCAAAACCAGCTTGTATCATCATCAATAACTTCCGGCGGTGGATAGGGCAAAGGAATTGACGACACTTTGCTGCCTTCTAAATATTCTTTAGGAGATGGAGCCACATATGTGAATATCGGAGCGCCTAGCTGACCGGCAGAGTAAACTCGTGCCATCATTATTCTTTTTGATATTAGACCTCGTATTGCATAGAAAAGATCTTTGCCAAAGCGGGAGGAGTACAGATTAATGATATCTGATTGATCTTTTTCTACTTCCTCATCCCAGAGCTTAGCCCACCATTCAGTCAAACAATTCCATAACATATCAGAAACAGCTGCAATATATTCTAGCATCTGTTCGTATTGTTTCATTATAGGCAAGTCATTTAGAAGATCCTCTAGTCCTCTAAGAATATTGTCTAAATCTTTCAACCAGTCACACAAAGCATTGATTTTATTTATTTTATCCTCTGCTATGCTAATATATTGTGCTTCAAGTTGTTCTGGGCTGATTTTGAAACCTAACTTCTCTAATCCTAAATTAGGATCAAGATTTGAACAATAAGCATCCAATGGGGAAACATTAAGTTGAACTATATCCTCAATATTTTCATCCCTCATAGCGTCGCCAAGTGCTATAAAAAAGCTCTTTATTTTATCCTTTGTAAACTCAAAAGATCCGTACACGGTTGGATCAATTGTCCTTGTTACAACATCATCATCGCCATTGGCATCAATATCGCTATCGATTGGGAAAGTTATAATACCATCATTGACTGTCTCTAGGATAAGTTCGTATAGAACATTCTGAGCGGAGCCAAATAGAAGCTGATCTAGTTCTCTCGGTGTACACATATAGGATACATCTGTTATCAGTGTTGTCAACTGTCTATCTGTTGGATCGGTTTTTGTAACTTGTTCAGTTCCGTCAACATTTTCTCTAGAAACATTGACAAGGTCTACACTTTTTGCTATCTCAATCAAATTAAGATCATCAACATATTGGTTAAGATCTAGCAATCCATATTTCAAGTCTCTTAGAGCATCATCCAAAACATCAGACCTATTGTCATCTGGTCCACAACCCAGTGCTGCCTTGATGACATCCTTGCCAATACCTACAGCAACAGATTTAAGATAAGCAACAACTATTTTGATTACTAACTTTTCATAGAAATCTGAATCTTTTGAGAATAGAGATTCCTGAACACCTTTCCATCCTTTTGGAACCTTCAACTCTACTTTTAATGGAGAAGGGGCTTTTGCCGCATCAGTTGCGCCTTCGGCTTTTACTGTTGGGTTCATATCTTTGGGATCTAGAAAAGATGTCTCTATGACATTGCCAAGAACATCTAAGCTGCAAAATATTTGTTCATTAACTTGTTTTTCTATATCCCGTATAAAAAGCTGTGGATTTTCTTCTGCCTGTAGTGCTTGGGTTAGGTAAGCTCTGGTTGTAGAGTCTTTTATCACTTCATCTCGAAGGAGAAGAATGGCTTGTCGAATTTTACCCCTCATAGAAATTCTTGAATCAAACAATGACCAAATTTTCATGACATCTTTTAGTAGGGCAGCCTGACCTGTATCACAATCAATGCTTGTTACTGCTCGTCCGATTTGATAATATGGATTCCTACTGGTGTTTATTCTCCGATAGAAGTCCTCTATATCTTTTCCTTCTCTGGCAAGTTCGGATACTTTTGTAAATATATTTTTTCTTCTCCTTCGGCGAGCATTGGCTTTAGAGTTAGCCGACTTTCTCCTGATCTTTTCTGCTGATATTTCTACGGAGGGTTGTAAATAATCTCTGAAGAACTCTGGCCAGGGTTTGAGATTATCCTCGTCTACAATACTGTAATCATTATATATTCTCTCGCTATTATATACAGCACTAAATGTTGTTGGAGTAGAATCAGAAAATGTATTAAGTACCTTTTGAGCCTTGTTTGGTACTTCATCCTCTTCGTCTCTTGGGTGGAAATCCTTATTTCCAGTACCCCTGGTCATCAAATAACCATTATATGTGAAGTACTCTAACTTGTACTCATCAGTAAATGCGAACTCTATAATATCATCATCACTCAATCGAACTTTATTATAAAGACAAGCTAGAGAGAGATCATCCATAAAACCATCCAATGTTCTAATCTCTCTTGATAAGTCAATACCTAATAAATCTTCTGGAGTAATGTCCTCTTCTTGCAACTGTTCTGCATAAGTAGATAAAGTTTTAGTTACTCTAGGCAAATGTACTACTAAGTTGCCTGCCTCGATCGCTCGCTTATTTGAGGTTTTATTTTTATTTTGATCCAACAAAACGCCCGCTCTTTCTAGCGGAGTCATCTCAAATTCATCATAAGATATAAAAATATCATCATTTTCAGAAAGTGATTCTACTAGTTCCCTTGGTATACGAACAGCGTATATCCACCTAGATCCTGGTCTTACATCCAGATGAGACAGGAAGTTTATCTTTGTATCATCCGTTGAGTCTCCCACGCCTAGCGATAGAATACTATCCACATTACTATTAGAAAAGCGCCCGGTATACTTGAGTATTTCACTAACACCTTTCCTAAGAGCTTTGATCATCTCCCTGGATGCATTATCACGACCCAGTCGAGTCCAATACCCCTGATCAAATAGCTGACTTTCTGCTGTTTGGGTTCTCTCAGTATAATAAAACTTATCATCAACACTGTTGTAATATATTTTATTTGTTTCTGTTCCTGGTTCGCAGTTTGTCCTCCAGTCATATATGTCTACATTCTCATCATTATTAACATATGCTGATGCAACCATAGACAAGGACAACTGTTCTATACTCTGATATAAATCCAAAGTAGGATCTTGATCTGTTCCAATTGATTTGTAGATCATCTTCTTATATTCTGATGAATGGAAAGGAAGGATTGCTATTAATTTTGCATAAGCAGTCTCTAAAGATGTACTATTTATGTTCTCTGGAAGTATTGCTGTTGGTGAGGAGTTTGTACTATAAAGTTCTAAGTGACCCTTTTCTTTCAACTTGGCTACCAATAGATTTAGCTTTTCTTTTGCAGTATCATCATTTATTCTCTCTAGGGATATTTTTGTGTCATTCTCCCTGGCGTTACAGTTCTGAGAATATAGGAACGAATATGCCCTCAGGTCATTGCCTGTTATCTTAATATTTGGAGTGTCCTTATCAATACCAAGTGCTGATAACTCTTGGACAGATAACTTTAGGACCTTTCCTTCGGGAAGGAAGTTGTGAGATATTAGATAATGCTCGTGAATAGCACTAATAACAAAAAGATTTCTCTTATCTGTTGTGAAGTTGTATTCTATGTCCTCTAGAACATATGGATTGATAATATTTTTTTGTTGTCTGGTAATAGTCATATCTTTTAATTCACGTTATTATACTTGCTTCTAAAATCATAAGCAGGAGCTAGAAAGGCTCTTGCAACTTTTATTGCTGGTTCATCTGTCGGGGCTCCTATATTGTACTTAAATAGAGCGGATGAAAGAGAGTGGGCAGCCACCCTGCGGACTAAGGATATCCCATCTTTCCCCAATGTTCTTATTATCTCTGGGAGCGCTGCTGCCATATATGGATTGGGTAGGGTTATTGATAAGTGTTTTAGTTGGAGCTTCAAAATAAAGATTATGAACTCAAATGTTTCTTGATTCATTCTATGTAGTTCTAATATAGCTTTCTGAAGATCATTTCCTTTTACCATAGGCTGAAGGTCTTTATCATTGTTTCCAGCTATCAAGTCAATACCAGGCATATCATCTCCTACATAAAAGCCTGATCCTCCTGAATATTTATCTGACCCTGTTACTATTTTTATACCCCTTCTCCCAATGACTCGAACTGAATCTGCTTTGATTGCAATGGCTGATTCGTTTTTTACTTTGCCGACCTTGCCATCAGCAAGATGGAAATACTCTTCTGAATCAATATCTTTTGCTTGTTGAGTGATATAAATCCTGGCAGAATCAAGTGACGGATTCGGACTTGTTGCTATGGGTTCGCCAAGTTCATTGGCTTCTTTAGCAGTTATACCACTTAGACCAGCTACTAAATCAATTCTAGAAGCTCCTGTTTTTCTTCCTTCTGCTCCCCAACCTGTATCTAAACCGCCTGGCCTGTCTTTTCCGAAAGTAATATATGCATTTACTTCACCTGATATGATTTTTTCATTCTTGGCTGCGTTATATTTTGGTTTAGCCTCCAACATTGGTGTATTGCCAAACCCAGACTGATATTTTTCAACAGTCCCAGGATTGAATTTGAGTTGCCTCTCTTTTTCCTTAAGCAAGTATGTTTGTATGTTCGTTGGTCTTCTAGGCATTATTTTTTCTCAAATCTATTGAAGAAGAAATCATTTATTGGATCAACAGCGCCACCAGCGATAACAGCAGCAGCCGTTGTCCAACTCGGATCATTGTCATATATCACCTCAAAGTGAAGGTGAGGAGTGGATTCAAATCTGTTAACGCCTGATGAGTTTCCTGATTTTCCTATTTCTTGTCCTGCTTTGACAGCACCACTAACTCTTCCTGCTGGAAGCAGGTGAGCATAAAAGGTCCAGAACGTACTGTCTTTTGTGTCGGCCTTATACGCTGTATGCTTTATAGCCACCACATAACCGTACCCGTCTATAACACCTGTATAGGCTGTACCATCTAAAGCAGCCTTAATCGGTGCCCCTGTTGATATTTGACCGTTAACTGTGGTCCTAAAATCTACTCCTTTGTGCGCTGACACGCCATCAAACCTTGTTGGAAAACCAGAGTTGACTCTTCCTATTCTAGGTATCTCATATGGTTTTGTATTTCTAGGAGGAGGAGTGGACGTATTAGCTCTCAATCCTGTTATTGGACTCTTAGGGAACTCTCCTGATGTTGGTCTTGGTGGTTTATTTTTAGCTGTTTTTATACTTCTTCTTCCTGATCTTGGAGTATTTGCAGTACATTGTGCCACATTTGTTCGGGGGGTTCCGCCTGGTCCAGGGAGTACAGTTCCACAGTTTCCCGATGTTTGCTCTAAAGTTGCGTTCGTGTCAATAATTTGATCTATAGTTCCAGCAACAGAAGCGGCAAACATTGTGCTGCGATCATCTATTCGGACCCTTACAATATCTCCAGGTCCAAGCTCGGTACTAGCTTCTGTGTGATCCCCAGGTAGTATAAATTTGAGGAATTGTAAGTTAGTCACATTATCATCAGCAGACTCTACCTCTGGTGAAACAGATGTTGTGTGATCACTGATTATTTCACAAAGATATACTTTATCTTGCCTATCTGTTATGCCAATACTTGTGCCTAACTTTTGCCACCAAGCAGCTTCAGATGTTAGTGTTTTTATTACCCTAGCAGTTGGTCCAGTGTTTTTTTCATATTTACCGTTCTTTCTTATGTAATCTGTTGCTATTCGATTTAATAGCGACTCGCCGTCATCTCTTCCCAGGACATAATGTTTGTCACTTAGTGATATAGGGGCAGAACTTTCTGATGTCTTGTCTCTTATTATTGACATATTCTACTCCTTGTTTAGGAGATCAAACAACTGGTTCTTGTCTTCTTCGCTCAAACCTTCTTGCTTAGATACTGTTTCCTTTTTATAGACCAGAGTAGCTAGCTTAACTAACTGCTCATTACTTCTCTGTAATGTCTCGACGAATTTAGCAGCAACAGGGCCACTATCAGAGTAGCGATCCTGGGATACTGACATATGTTCTTGTAAGTTGGCTAGCAAGTCTTCTGTGACTTGTCTATCTTTGTTTATGTTATCAAGTGCTTGCTCGATGAGAGATTCTAGATTCTTTTTCATACAGTAAGTAGGAGGTTACTTTATTTCTCCCTCATTCCATTTACTCTTGAAGGTTCTGTATTTTTCTCTCATTTTGTTGAGACAGCTAACGATCTGCTTGGTGTTCAGCCCTGTGATCTCTCTCATATACAAGTAGATGGCTTTCTTGTTGAAGATCTCAATCTGATCTACATTGTTCATAAGAGTCAGAATAGCGTCTAGAACTTTTTGCTCATTTGGCTTGAGGTTTGGGTTTTCCCAGCTTTTTATTTCTACCAGCAAAAACGTCCAGAACTCACGCTCTTCTTGTTCGTCGAAAAGGTCTTCGTTGTCATCTGTAGATACTGCCTCGATCTCACGGATCATTGAGTCGTATTCGATCTCTCGGCGGTTCTTCTTTGCCTGTTGCTTTGCTTTGTGGGTGAACCAGTTTTTGGTTACCACTGAGAAATATGAGAAAGCTTTGGTACCTTGTGATGGGTCAAACTTCCCTAGGATGGTTGTGAGCCAGACTTTGCAATCTTCCTTTAGGACATCAATATTTTCAAGGGACGTAAACTTATAAGTAT